AGCTACATTTACTACAACGGGTGCTACCTTCTCAGGAACTATCTCTAGTGGTGCTATAACATCTTCAGGAACTTTTACAAAAACTTTTGATGTTGGTAATAGTGTAACCATAAGTAATGATGGGAGTTACGGGACATCTGGTACTGGTAGATATGTTGCTTTAGGGTTTAGTGGTAATAATAATGGACAAAATAGAATCTTTGCACACAATACAGGGGGTGATGGTCTTTTTCTTGCTTCTGCTACAAGCAGAGATATTATCTTTAGAACTGGCGGTACGACAGGTAATACATTTAGAATGACAAGTGGCGGTAATTTTCAAGTATTAAATACTACTGTAATAGACTCCTCTCGTAATTTATCAAATATAGGAAATATTTCAAGTGGTGCTATTACAACAAGTGGTTATTTCCACCTAAATGCTTCACATACAGTTTATGCAGGTGCGATAGATACTACATCTACAGCTACAACTTCTTATAATGTAATAAGATTTAGACAAGGTACAGGTTCAGGAGCACCCACAGGACTAATTGGAACAGCAGGAAGTGCTGTTAATAATACTGCTTTTAGAAGTGGTATGAATATTGGAACTCAAAACAGTGGTAGTCTTAATTTTATTATTAATGATAGTTATGCAGGTAAATTTGATGCTTCAGGCAATCTGTTGGTGGCAACTACTGACACAACTTTGCTTAACAATACATCAGGTGGTGGCTTTTCTGTTAGCTCAAATGGGTTCACACAAATAGCTAAACAAGGTGTTGATAATGCTGACCCAGTTTTAATTCTTAACCAAACTGGTGTAGAGGGAGAAATACTTAGGTTCTATAAAGATGGTGGAATAGCGGGAAGCATTGGTTCTAATAGTGGTGCATTATATATAAGTTCTCCTTATGGGAATGATTCAGGCTTAAGATTTGTAAGTGGCATTATCGCACCTGCAACAACTACTGGAGCAAATAGAGATGCTGCAATAGATTTAGGTTATTCAAGTGGTAGATTCAAAGACCTTTACCTTTCAGGAAGTGTAACAGCTAGCTCAGTAAAACTTTCAGGATTACAAACAGAAGTATTAGGAGTTTCAAGTGGTAAATTATTAGTAGGTGCTGTAAATGATGACGATTTTATAACTAAAATAGTTGGTCATGGTGATAGCTCATCAATGGAATTTAATGATGGAACTATTAATGCAGTAGGCTCAACTACAATAAATCACGCTAAATCCAGTGCCACTAATCCTGTTTTATCTGTAAAAAATACAAGCACTACTAACGAAGGACGTTATTTACAATTTTTAGGTAGTACAGGAACTAATATAGGGCAAATTGGTCATGTAGATCAAACAGAGTCTAATATATTTATAGCAACTTTTAGCACTGGTCTTAAATTTGAATCCTACATTACTTATAAAGCTATCCTGCCTTGTGGTACAAATGGAGAAGATAGTGACAATGCTATTGATCTTGGAAGTTCATCAGTAAGATTTGATGATGTATATGCTACCAATGGCACTATACAAACTTCTGATGAAAACGAAAAACAAGATATACAAGCCTTAACAGATGCAGAGCAAAGGGTTGCTACAGCGTGTAAAGGTTTAATAAGAAGATTTAGATGGCAAGATTCAGTAGCAGAAAAAGATGATAATCCTGATTCTGATGAAACAGCTAGATATCATTTTGGAGTCATAGCTCAAGACTTACAAGATGCATTTACAGCAGAAGGATTGGATGCAAGTGATTATGGTATGTTTATATCTAGCACTTGGGAAGATGATGATGGTTTAGAACAAACAAGACTTGGTGTAAGATATAACGAATTGCTAAGTTTTATAATAACAACAATATAGGAGAAAAAAGATGGCGATAACATTAACAAGAACAGTACAAAGGGTAGAAACATATCCAGCACAACCAGCAGAAGAGGGACAAGAAACATTCCCAACACTAATGGTGGTATATAACGATTTGTTTGATGACCCAAAAGATGACCAGTTACCAGTAACTGCTACTAAGGTTTTGCATTTTAGCAAAGGCGATGATGTTTCTAAGGAAGATCAATTAGTACAGACTATTGCAACTGCACTATGGTCATAAGTTTTTATACTTTTTTGAATTAAAATAATTTATAATATAATTTTAAGGAGAATATTATGAGTAATGAAAAACAAATAGAAAATAATGTAATCATCAGCTTTAATGGTAAAGACTTTAAAGCAGAAGATTTAAACGAAGATCAAGCAAATATAGCTGGCAAATTGAATGTAGCTCAAAGAGAGTTACAAGAACTACAATCTGCTTATGAAAGATATGTAATTCTTGCTGACTATAGAGAGCTACAGGTCAAAGCATTTTCTGAAACTGTAGAAGAGGAAGTAACAGAGGAATAATAATGGCCGAACGTAAGACAATCGCATCAGTAGCATCAGATTTAGAAAAGCATGATGCGATTTGCCAAGAGCGTTGGAAGACCATCTACCGAAAAACTGATGACCTGCAAAGCTCAGTTAATAGCACAAAAGCTTGGTTGGTTGGTGGTCTTACTACAATAGTAGTTGCATTATTTACCTTAATAGTAAAAGGCCTATTTTGAGCATTACCAAAATTGCTGAAGTAGCAAATAACGTCTTGGATAAATTTGTTCAGGATAAAGATTTAAAAGAACAATTATCACATGACTTACAAAAAGAACTTATATCGCTTGATAAAGCACAAATTAGCCTTAATGCTGAAGAAGCGAAGAACGGGAACTGGTTTGTATCGTCATGGAGACCCTGTATTGGATATGTTTGTGGGTTTAGCCTTTGCACTCATTACATTATCTTGCCTATCGCAACTTGGATAGCTGTAGTCAATGGAGCAGATTTAAAACTTGAAGCTCTTGAGTTTGATTTTTCACAACTTACAACAATACTTCTATCGTTACTGGGCATGTCATCGCTTAGAACAGCAGAAAAATTCAAAGGCGTTCACAGCAAATAATATGCTTGACAGCGTAAAAAAAAGACTACTTGACTGGGAAGGTTTAGTTTTAAAACCGTATGAATGTTCGCAAGGATTTATAAGCATAGGTATCGGTAGGAACTTAGAATCAAACGGCATTACAGAACAAGAGGCTAATTTTTTATTAGATAATGATATTAAAAATGTTATTATAAAATTAGATACGCACTGGCCTATATATAAAACATTCCCTGAGCAAGCCCAGATGGTTGTAGTGGATTTGGTTTTTAATATGGGTATAAACACATGGCTTGCATTTCGTAAAACGCGTGCATATATGGAATTAGGTGAATGGGAAAAAGCAGGAGACGAACTGCTTGATTCAAAATATGCAGAGCAGGTTGGAAGACGAGCTATATTTAATTCAGAGGAATTAAAAAAATGCCATCACAAAAAACAGCCGAAGAGCACCAAGCAAATTCAAGATTAGGAGCATTAGCTGAATCGCTAACCCAAACATTTCTTTTAGAGTATTGTGATTTTTGTTTTCCATGCCAAGAAAAACATCCAGCAGATTTAATATGCGAATTAGGCTCTGCTAAATATACTGTGCAAGTAAAAGCACGAAATGTATCGCCTGAAGGTAAATATGTTTTTGCAACTGAAAATTCAAGAAACCAAAGCCAAATATATAAGCATTATCATTATGATATTATTGCTTTTGTGTTTATGCCTGATAAACGAATTTTCTTTAAGCCGAATACAAGCTCCCAGACCTACTTCACATTTGATAAAAAAATTATCACCCCTACTTTAGAAATTGATACATTTAAAGACACTTTAGATAGCTTATCGTCTGTTCCTATTATTAGACCAATTTTTTTGAATGAGGCCGACTAAATACAGAGATATTGAGTTAAGGAGTATGCATATTTATATATCGGCCTCTTGTTTATTTTACTTTGTTGAGCCTTTATATAACATGCATAAATATATATAAAAAGGTATACAAACATATATACACCTCGTATAATTGGGGTATGTTAAATAAAATTAAGGAGTTAAATAACATGAGCGAATTAAAAGAATTTAGAGTTACTAGAATAACCAAAGAAGCAGAAGTAACGTACGTTATGGCTGATAGTCTTGAAGAAGCAGAAGCAAATATTGAAAAGTTTGCAGATGGTATTGAATGGACGCAGCTTAATAGTGAGTCAACATTTAATTTTGAAGGAGTTAAATAACATGACTAGATACACTTTAGAAGTAAAACTACCTAGCTTGGGCTGGGTAGTTGCTATTAAGACTAGAGACTTATTCTATATGGCTAGGAAAAGAGCTAGGTTAATCAAACAGGGTCACGAAGTAAAACTAACTAAAAAGAAGGGGAAGTAAAATGCCTATAGAAAAAAGCTATAAAGATTTTCAAACTATTTTAAAATACGAAAACTTTGCTCCTGCAAAAAAAATTGGCAATAAATTTGAAATTGTAGATATGCCTAAAACAAATGCCGAAGCACAATCAATAAACCATGTTAAACATATTGGGACCGGTAAAGTGTACGAGTGGAATCAAGATACCAGAATCGCTGATCACAATATGGATTGGGAATTAAGAGGAGGTAAACAATGGAAGTAATATTAAACATTATAGGCGGAGGGCAAATCTCTTTACCTAAGCGAGAAATAAGAGGTTACTACAAAGACTTTCTAACAGGCGAAACAAAAGTACAAGTTGGTGAAAGCGAACACAAAGTTCGAGAGTCGTTAACCGAAATTGCTTATTTAATGGGGGTAGTACAGTGAATATTAATTTGAATCAACGTAAATTTAACCAAAAAGAAATTGAGTTTTTATTATGGTTTTTAAGGGTTGTTGAAGATAACCCTATTGAAAACCCTGTAGAGTCAACAGTTTTTCATTATGATGATGCTAATTATAGTGAAAAAGATTTTATATCTTTCTATAAAAAAGTAAAAGCAATACATAGGTCGTACTTATGATTCCTGTAACTGATATACAAAAAATTGTTAAGTGGTCCCAAGGCGTTAAAGAGATTGAAGTAAATAATTATGGGGTTAATAAATATGTTAAAACTATTTATAACGATAACAGTATGAAGGTTATTAACAAAAAACCTGGCAAAGCTGAAGAAGTGCATACAATACCAAGCGATTTGTCTTTAATGGAAATTG